CCGTGCTCGTTGCCCCGCCGGTCCGTCATCGCTTCACCGCCACAACCAGCGCCACGACGACACCGGCCAGGACGGCCAGGCCCACCAGGACATGCTTGAGTGCCTTGACGTGCTGGTTTACGGAGTTCCTGAACAGGCCCTTGATGGACGCGACGGTGGCCTTGTAGTCCCGCCACGACCGCTGCGCCCGCGCTACCGCCTTACCTGTGCGGTAGGCGAGCCACCAGCCACCAGCCAGGCCGGCGAGCAGGATCAAAAGCTTCCCAGTCACTGTTCCTCACCGCCCCGAGCACGCAGCCGCACGGTCATGGCCTTGATGTCGCGGACCAGGTGCCGACGCTCGGCGTCCGATGGCATGGCTGCCCGGTACTTCTCCACCAACCCCACCTGGTTGCGCTGCCAACCGATACCCGCGTTCGCCCTAGTCGGGGGCAGGTCGTGCGCCGGGTGCGCCTTCCACGCGCCAGAGCCCAGGATCATGTCGACCAGCTCAGTCTCCGTCGGCCCCACCCGCAGGCACGTCGCGTAGTCGAACAAGCCCCGGATCGGGCCGATCACGTTCTTCTCACCCAACTGCGACAGGGCGACCGCAGTGAAACCGGCGGAGCGGCAGGTGGACAGGAACACCATGAACGCGTCGGAGGCCTTGATGGACTGGCCTTCCCACTTCACCTTCGCCGTACCAGCACCGAACGCCAACGCGGTCAGCAGCTCGTCAACAATCATCAGGTCGAGGGGGAACTCGTCGGTGAACGTCTTCAGGTCCCGGATTTTCCGGGCCCGCAGCGCAGTCTGACGGGCACCCATCGCCCGGCCGATCCCCTCCAGGAACGCGCCCCACTTGGTCGGGTTCCGCTCGTACTGCCAGGCCGCGTCGGCGAGCTCAACGAACTCCTGCCCGCCCTTCGGGTCGAACACCCGCAGCCGGAACGGCACCCCGGCGTCGGCGAGGGCCTTGAGGATCGCCCACACCTCCGTCGACTTCCCGGAGCCTTTCGCCCCGATGATGAGGTTCGGCAGGCGGAGGTCTTTCTCGACCGGTTCGCCGTCGGAGTTCAGGCCGATGACGACCGAGGTCTGTGCCTTGGATTGCGACGGGGGGAGCTGGGCGAAGTCGATGGGGTGGCGGAATGGGTCATCCCACATGAGATCAATTCGTGTTTGTGAGCCTTGTGGGTAGATTTTCACCTCACGGCAGCGGAAGCCGTGCTGCAACTTGTCGGCCTGCGCACGGAACGCCCCCGGACCCGCCGAGACGGAGGAACCGTCAACCAGCACCGACACCCCCAAGGCCGTCCTGCGGATCCGACGGACCCTCGGCATGCGCTTCACCTGACCGCCGTCGGTCGCAGCTTTCGCCAGGCCCACATCTGTCATGACGGTGACCCAGCGTCGCTTCACCAGACGGCGACGCTTCCGGTATTTGGCTACGTCGAGTAGGCTCGGCTCGCCTTCCGGTGAGCCGGCGCCACCAAAGTGGCCCAACCCGGCGGCAAAGCCGTAGGTGAAAATGACGCCAGCCACCTCACTCAGAGTGGCTGGCGTTGCTGCTACCACGGCGCCGGTGAGCGCTGCCGCGGTCTTCGGCCAGCGAACGACCAGGCGGGCCGGGTACCGGCCGACGCGTTCCACCGCCCCGGCACCCCGAGCGACCGTGCGCAGCACGCCAACTACAGCCGCCCCCCGCCCCGGGCTGGGGGGTGTGGGGGGCGCGGCTGCGGGCCGGGCGTCGACCTGCGTCATGCTGATGACCTCCTGCGGTCTTGTGGCTGGTTGGGAGCCCGGGCGCGGCCTGCTTGTCTAGGGCGTACGGCCGCGCCCGGGGCGGAACTAGCTGCGCTTGTACTCGTCGCCAGCGGCCCGGTAGTCCAGGGCCCGCTGCGCGTCCGCCGCAGCGAGATGGGCTTGGCGGACCGCGTTGCCGCCCTTCATCTGCCGAATCGCCTCGGCCGCCTTGTCCCGCTTGGCGTCAGCCACCGCCCGGGCCTGCCGGTACTCCCGCTCGGCGTCGGCGTCGGCCTTGGCCAAGGAGTCGAAGATCCCCAGGGTCTTCGGGTCGGTGACCCGGCGGCCATCCTGGTCGAGCGGCCCGGTGTACCCGGATGCCCGCTCGTCAAAGAACCGCTTATCAGCCGGCGTCTCCGGCTTGCCGTCCATCCGGCGCGACTTGCTCACGTTGATCTCCATTTCTGCTGGTGGGGCTACTGCTGATAGCCGGCGTCGTAACGTGCCGACGCCTCCCGAGCGGCATCAAGGTCCAGCCGCAGTTGCGCGCCGGCCGCGGCGAGGTGCGCCTGTCGCACGGTGTCGACGCCGGCCAACTCCAACGCCTCACGGCGGGCCTCGTTGTACTTCTTCTCGGCCTCCCGCTTCATACGCTGCCCCGCGTCGGGACTGCTGCCCGCGTCGTCGTCCTGGTCGGACAGAGCGGCGATGAGGCGTCCGATAAGGCCTCTCACCTGCGCATTCCCTTCGGTGGTGGTGGTCCCGGCCTCGGCGGCCGGTTTGGGTCGATCGGCTGGACGTCACGCACCCGGCTCACCCGTCCTGCGGCTGCGACGCCCCCGGATCGGGCGCACCGTCACCCAACGGTCTGGCCGATGCCCAGGCCTTGTTGTCGCGACCGGTCGGCCCTGCGGGGCCGGTTTCCGTTTGCGACGGCCGGGCCGCTGCATGTTCGTGTTCACTGCGCTCCTTACGTCTGGCCGGTCGCGGCGGCGGCGTCGGTGTGGTCGGTCGGCTCACGCGTTTGCGTCCTCCAGTTCTCGATCGGCGGGTACGTCCTCGTCGACGTCCCCAGGTACGTTTGGCGGGTCTCCGGCGCGGTGCATGCCGGCCTGCTTGAGGAGCTTCACCGCGCGCGGCTGGCCGCAGTTGAACTGCTCCTGGACGTACCCGACGGCTACCGTGCCGTCCCGGCGGATGGGTACGTCCGCGCCGTCGCGGAGGACCGCGAGGATCTGCTGGTCGCTCCACACGCGACGCCGGGCCGGCTTCGGGGCGGCGGGTACGTTCTCCGGGGTCGGCGCAGGCGTACCCGCTTCGATCGCCGGGAGGGTCGAGGCCATCGCGGCGAGCATGAACGGCTCCACGTCGAAGTCGACCGGCGCGGCCGGGGTGGCGGGTACGTGGGCCGGGGTCGGCTCGGGTACGTCCACGCGGGTGGCCGGCAGGCCGGGGGCGCGCACCCCGGACCGGGCGACCGCCTCAGCCGGGGTGACGATGCCGTGCCACACCGCGACCCGGAACGCCTTGATCGTGCGCACCGGGAACAGCAGCCAACGCAGCAACGCGAACCGCACGGCGCGGGGGTCGATCTGGCCGAGTTCCCGCAGTCGGGCGCGGTTCATGGAGCGGGACCGGATCGCCCACAGCCACGGTGAGATCGAGCTGAGCGCGGCGAAGGTCACGGCGAGCGGGGTGGGCCGGTACGCCGGCCCGGCGAAGTGCGCGTAGTTCAGCACGCCGGCGAGTAGGCCGATGAGGTAGGAGCCGGCGCGCAGTCGGGCGGAGGCGTCGCCGGCCATGAGCGCGGCGTGGGCCTCGAACGCCAGGTACACGCCGATCGACTCGACGGCTGCGGCGAACAGCGCGGCGATGACCCAGTGGTGGACGAGGTGGTCGTAGGCCCAGCCGGCTTGTCCGTAGACGGCGGCGGTGTTGACGAGGACGAGGGGCAGCAGCAGCGGGAGGGTGCGCGCCCAGGCTCGGGAAGTCATGACCATGAGTATGCCACACTTCCATTACTTGCAACACTCGCCACAGTAGGGGATTCTCATGGAGCGGCGTGATTCACACTCAATGCCACGCTCGCTAGGATCACCGCAGTCACCACACCCCGAAGAGGAGAGCGAGTGTCGATCCACGACCGCGCAGCCCGAAAGCTCGCGGCAGGCGAATGGCTCTCCACTGGCGAGGCGGCCGCCCTGCTCCGCGTCGACAAAACGACCGTGATCCGCATGGCGAAGGCCGACCCACCCGAAATCGTCTCGGAGATCAAACCGGGGATCGGCCGGTACCGACTGATCAACCCGGCCGATGTGCGTCGCCTACTCGACGAGTCCCGGCGCGTACACGGCGGTGAAGGGGAGCAGCCGTGAACGACCTGGTGAACTGGCTCCGCGCGCAGCTCGATGAAGATGCGCAGGTGGCGCTGGAGGTCAGTGGCAGCGGCAGGTGGTGTGCCTACGAAGAGTGCGACGCCGACGGCTGGACGGTTGAGGATTCCATTGGGGACCTGTCCGCCACCATCGGCGACCAGGCGATGGCCTGGCACATAGCCATCCACGACCCGGCCCGCGTGCTCGCCGAGGTGGAAGCGAAGCAGCGGATCCTGAGGATCCACGAGGGACGCCACGAATGCCGTAGCACCTGGCCGCCTGACGCTGCTCTCGGCGAGGTCGAGTGGACGTACGGCGAGCGGGAGTATGAGGCCGACGAGCCGTGTCCGACCCTGCGCCTGCTCGCCCTGCCCTGCGCCGCCCGGCCCGGCTACCGGCCCGAGTGGGCGCCGGACGGTCAGGCCCCCTCAGACTCCTGACCGTCCGGCCCAGCCCCGGCCGCCGCGCCCTCCGCGGGCCAGTTCCACGCCGCCCCGCCGAGCAGCCGGCGCAACACCTTCCAGCGGCGCACCGTCGCGCGTTCCTCTTCCGGGGTCATCGGGTCAGCGTCCCACGCAACGCGGCCGGTCGCTACGGGCCGATCGGGGGGCGTGCAATTTGCATAGCTGCTGCCTCGCTGGGCAGCTCTGCCCGGTTTGTAAACCAATCCTCGGTGAACTTTCGGTTACTGACCGGCAGCCAACCGGTAACGAAACGGCCTGAACAGGCTATGAATCATGTATTCACGTACCGTTACGTTTCTGTAACTGGTTCGCAGGCCGGAGAGGAAAACGCGCATGGACAACGAAGTACCAGATGGCGTAACCGATCAGAATGGCGTAACCGATCAGACCATGTCAGCAGGCTGGCTTGGCGCGGTGTCCGGCGGGGCCGCGATAGCCGCATGGGTGATCACCTGCACGATCGGCGCGAGCGAGGTAGGTAGCCCACTCAAGGGCGAGTTCGGGGTGTCCGCCGCGGCCGCCGCGGTCCTCACCGCGGCGGCGGCCGCCGTGAAGGCCCGCTCCGCTCTGCGCGAATTCGCCGAGGGTGTTCGGCAGGTACACCACGCCGCGCGGTGGGCGGGGTACCGGGACGGCGCCGCCGACTTCAAGACCGATTACTGACCGTGCGCAAGATCATGGGTGTACCGAGTGGGTGTACTGCATCACTCCGCACCGGCCGGCATTGATCACCAAAACCGGCCCTGAGCAGGGCTTTGCGGAACCCTGCACGATCGGTCGCCGCACTCGTAATGCGTAGGCCCCGAGTTCGAATCTCGGAGGCGGCTCGGCAACGTAGATGGCCCCTGGCCTGGGAAAACTCCCAGGTACCAGGGGCCATCTACGCATTCCGTCAAGATCAAGGGTGTAAGAGTGGGTGTACTACCCCTCGCCGAACAACGCCCGACCAACCCCATCCGTACCGTCACGCATCAACTCCGTCACGGCGTGGGCGTAACCGCGCGTAGTCCTCACGTCCGTGTGGCCGAGAATGTCGGCGATATCCTCCAGCTTCGTGCCGTGCGCCCGCAGCAGAGTCCCGGCCGTGTGCCGCGCATCGTGCAACCGGACATGCCGCACCCCCGCCGCCTGGAGCAGCGCCACCCAATCGGCATGGTCGCGGCGCGGGTCGATCGGCCGACCGTTCGGCTGGGCGAACACGAAGTCGCCCTCCTCCCACCAGTCGGCCGCCGCCAGCCGCTCGGCAATCTGCGCCTTGCGGTGCGCCCGCAACCGGGTACACAGCGGTTTGGGGATCGGTACGGTACGGTCCCCGGACTTCGGATCAACGATCTGTAGCCCGCCCGGGCCGCGGTCGGGGCAGTCCGCGCCGCGCTTGCGCCCGCACGGCCAGCCGCTCGGCGACTCCGCACCGCAGCCGTGCTCGTAGATCCGCCGCCGCAGCTGCTTCGGGATGTGCAGCTCGCCGGCCACCAGATCGACCTGTGCCCACCGGAGCCCGAGCGCTTCACCCTGCCGCAGGCCGAGCGCCAGCGCGACCGACCAGCGAGCCCCATTGCGGGTGCCTTCGGCAGCGGCGAGTACCTGTAGGGCCTCCGCCTCGGTGAGGTGGTTCATCTTGGGGGACTTCCCGGACGGCGGGTCGATCAGCTTCGCCACGTTCCGGGCCACCAGACCACGCCGCAGCGCGATCTCCAACGCCCGGGCGAGGATCCGGTGCACCTTGAGCTGGTGGCTGGACGCCTTCCCGGCCCGCTCCATCGCCAGGTACAGCGCGTCCAACTGGGCGGGCGTCAGCCTGTCCAGCCGGGTCTTACCCAGGTGCGGGAAGATCCAGTTCCGGCACTTCGAGCGGTAGTCGTACAGGGTCGACGGCCGGCACTTCCGTGGCGCGACGTCGGCGAGGTAGGTCTCCAGCCAGCTCTGCACGGTCACCGCCCGGCCAGCCTTCACCACGGCGGCGGCGCGGCGCTGCGACAGCAACTCGTCGACGCGCTCGACCACCTGGTCGTGGGTGGCGCGTTTGACGTGCCGCTGGTCGGGACGGCCGTTGGGTTTGGTGCCCACGGTGACCCAGGCGTGGAAGTACCCATCCTCGCCCGTTTTGATCGTGGGATACGGGGAACGAGGCATCTGATCTCCTACCGGGTAGGTCGACCGCCGATGAGGCGCAGCGTGGCGCGCACCTGCTGCTTATGCTCCTCGGAGACTCCGGGGTCGGCGAGCACGCGCAGGATCGGCATAACGTCAGGATCGATGATCGGTTCGGTAGGCGCCGGCCGGTCGTCGGCACTCCAGCCCAGCGCGCTGTAGGCGATATCTACGGGGACGTCGAGCCCCTCACAGAACGCCTTGACCTGGCTGGCGCGGGGGTCCTTGTTCCAGTCGCCGTCGCGCCACCTGTAGAAGGTGGCCTTGCTGACGCCGGTCCGTTCCTCGATGACAGGGACGGTGATGCCCCGGTTGCGCGCGTCGTCCATCACTCGGCGGACGAACTTGCCGAACCGGTCGCGGCGCACAGCAAGGGCGACGGTCACGTGCCCACGATAAGAGCCGGACTCGGGACGTCGTTCCCAATCTTGGGGAACTTCCCTCTTTCGGGACTGTGGGGGACGCGCTGTGTCGCGAGCGCGGGTTCTTCCTGCAATGAGCTGCACGGGTTCACAGTACAGGGGAAGTGATCAGCAGATAACACTAGCCGAAAGTATGGGGCTTTCCCCTATTCGGGAAGGGCTCCACGGCGGTACGGTACTCCCGTGATTAAGAAGAACAAGGTCGACAGTACCGAGATCGGGAAGCCCGGCTCTCCCCCGAAAAGGCTGCTCTACCCGGTCCCCGAAGTCGCAATCCTCCTCGGCGTCGGCGACCGCACCGTCTGGTCGTACGTCGATTCCGGCGAACTCCGCTCGGTCAAGCTCGGCCGACGGCGCCTCGTCCCCGTCGACGCCATCACCCAGTTCCTCGCCAAGCTCAACGTCGAAGTGTCGGCAGCATGAGCGCCCTGCTGTACAAGACACGCACCGTCTCCATCCCCGACGTCCTGGTCGTCCGCATCGACACCCACCGGATCACCGGCGCCCACCGCTACGCCATCTCCCCAGCCTCGAGTGACCAGCCCCACTTCGTCACCGTCGACGCCCGCACCGCAGACGCGGCGCAGTGGTGGACCCGCGACCAGGCACTCGCGCTGCTCGGCGGTACACCGTGTTGAGCACCTGCCGGAACTGCCGCCGCCCGATCGCCTGGCTACCAGGCGTGGGCTGGATCCACGGCGCGCTACCCCAGTACGCGCACGAACCGATCACCTGCGAAAACGCACACCCCGCCGAGTGTGACCACCGCACCGGCGCCCCGTGCCCCCGCGAGGTCGCCCCCTAGAGAGTCCGCTCCCGCCGTGCTTGCCGTTCGGGGCCGCGGCGGGAGCGGAGCAACCCCCCAGCCACAAGAACCAGGCCCCAGCGATATCAGCGCTGAGGCCCGAGCGAACGGAGAGTTCGGAATGAATCCTAGCGCAACCCCAACCCCCCTGGACTTCCACGGCTCCGGCCCCCACGGCGCGTGCAACGCGATCGTCGCCGACCAGCTCAACAAGCGGTGCACCCAACCCGCCGCCGCCTACATCTCCATCGTTTCCCTGGGCACGGGCCTGCTCGTTGACGGGGAGTTCCTGCCCGCCGAGCAGCTCACCCACTCCTGCGTCGAGCACGAGCAGCAGGTTGCGGCGGAGGGGCGGCTCATGTCGACCCGGCCGCTGATCGAAACGCCGGCGGTGTCCGATGCCCTCTGACCTCGCCATCGACCCGGCCACCCTCACCGCGGCCCTCGCCGCGAACCAGCTCGCCGAACTCGTCGACGACCTCGACCAGTACGCCCCACCACCCAACGTCCACCGCGACGTGTGGGACCAACTCGTCGCCCTCGCCGCCGCCTGGCGCCAGCACACCGGCTGGGCCGACGAGCAGGACATCGACCGCAACGCCTACTCCGGCCAGCACCTGGCCGACGAAGACCCGGACGCCTCCTACCTGATCGTCACGCCCCGCTGGCCCGCCGAGGCGGTGGCCGCGTGATCGCCGTCTACCTCGCCGGCCACTGGGCCGGACTGTGGGCCTGGCTCTGTGGCCTCAGTCTCGGCGGAAAAGTCCTGGTCATCTCTCTCGCCCTGACCGTGGCCGGCCTCATCAACCTGACCCGCGAGTTCATGATCGCGCCACTGATCACCGTCGAACCCGGCACCACCCAGGCCATCCAGGACACCGGCGACGAATTCACCGACGACGTGTGGGCGGAGCTGGTCAACGGCTTCGCCGCAGACGCCTACGCCTACCGCGGCGGCAGCGGACTGCCCGGAGAGCAGACCCGGGCCACTACCACCGACTTCGACCAGGCCGCCGGACAGGCGTGCCACCTCACCGAAACCGAGGACCAGACATGAGCATCAACATCAACATTCAAGACATCACCCTCGCCTCCGGCGGCCACCCCGGCAACACCCTCGACCCGACCAACCCAGACGGCTGCGAAATGTGCGCCATGGAATGGTTCAACGCCTGCCGCGCACTGGCCGCCAGCAGCCTGCACCCGAAGGTCACCGACGCACGCCCAGACGACGTGTCCCCGGTCCTGCACCAACTCGGCATAGCCCTCAACGACAAGCTCGACGACGACGACCGACAGAAGCTCAAGCCGTTCCTCCCGGCCGGCCCGGGCCAGCCGTCACTACTGGACGCCACCAGCGACGGCCGCGACCACATCCGCCGTTGGATGGCCCTGGACTGGGTGGCCCGGTCCGCGCTACCGCTGTGGCTCGACGCCGCCGGCCAGGACGGCAGGGCGGCAGCCCTGCGTGCCTTGGCGCCGGTGGTCGGCGACGCGACAGCCGCCGCAGCGCGGCAGCTTCTGCGCGAGGTCGGCAACACGATGCGGGACCTGCGGCACGCCCACTGGGCGAAGCTGCGCGCAGACGTGGAAGCCCAGGTGAAGCGCCGACTCGCCGATCGGGGAACCGTTGCCGCTGCCGATGCCGCTGCCGATGCCGATGCCGCTGCCGATGCCGCTGCCGATGCCGTTGCCGTTGCCGCTGTCGTTGCCGATGCCGCTGCCGTTGCCGCTGTCGTTGCCGTTGCCGATGCCGTTGCCGATGCCGATGCCGATGCCGATGCCGCTGCCGTTGCCGCTGTCGTTGCCGATGCCGTTGCCGCTGTCGTTGCCGATGCCGATGCCGCTGTCGTTGCCGCTGTCGTTGCCGATGCCGATGCCGTTGCCGCTGTCGTTGCCGATGCCGCTGCCGCGTACGGCGACCGCTGGTACCAGATCCGCCGAGCCGCCTACGGCGCCGCGTACCCGGCCATCAAGACCCGCATCGCACAGACATACGCCCCGATCATCGAGCAGATCAACGCGGGCGCCCTCGACCTGTACGCCCGGATGATCCGGCCCGCCGGAGATGCCCGATGAGCCTCCTCGCCCGCATCCTCACCCCCCAGCACCTGTACTGGCTATCCGGCAGCATCCTGGTCGGCCTCGCCCTACTGGTCTACGCCGTGATCATCTGCCACCAGGTCAACCACATCACCGAAGACGGCCCCTACCACGCCGCCATCGCAACCCGCGGCACCACCCAGACCCCGGTCGTACACGAAGGCGCCACCGAAAGCTGGTCACCAGCCGACGAGGTCGCCAACGCCGGCATCACCACCGAACTACTCCTCATCCAGACCACCGCCGACCGGCGCGTCGAAGCCGAAGAGCTCGCGCACCCGATCGACCCCGACAGCGCCGCGATCATCGACAACGCCCTCGCCGGAATCCGTGAAGCCTGCGACCGGGGCCGTGACGCGATCCTCGCCGGCGAGGCCATGGCCGAGGCACGCGCCTACTACCGGCTCGCCGAACTGCACCGCAACCCCGACCACACCCCCGACGAAACCGCCAGCATGCACATCCGCGCCGAATTGGACGCGATGCTCGCCACCGACGGACGCGACAACCTGGCAGGTGCCCGGTGACTGCCACCCTCGCCCGCGCGCCGCAGGCCATCAACGCCCTCCTGCGCATCCCCCTCAACGCACTCGACCCCGGCCCCAACGTCCGAGCGGCCATCACCGGAATCACCGAACTCGCCACATCAATCAAGCAGATCGGAATGCAGAAACCGCTCCTCGTCATCGACATCGGAGGCGGCCGGTACCGCATCCTCGACGGCCACCGCCGCTACGCGGCCGCCCAGCGCCTCGGCCTCAACCACATCGACGTCATCCTCCGCAGAGACACCACCGACAAGGTCCGAATCCTGCGACAACTCGCCATCCAGGGACAAACCGAATGTTTCGATCCGATCGCCGAGGCGTCAGCCCTGCACACCCTCATGTGGGACCACAAGATGGCCCGCGAGGAGATCGCCCAGGCCGTGGGCCGGTCCCCAGTCTGGGTCCGCGACCGGATCGCCCTGCTCCGCCTCACCGACGACGAGAAGAAGGCCGTCGCAACGGGCCAGATGCCGGTTGGACAGGCCCTGCTCATCCTCGGCGCCCGACGGGCTGAGCGAGACGGCACGCCTGCCCCGAAGGCAGTGGAGCCGGTCGCCGCGAAGTCAAGGGGAAAGCACTGCAAGAGCTGCACCTGCGGGGGTGCCCGGTGACGACCGCCGCCTGCTACCAGCACCCCACACTCACCGCCGACGCCTGGACCATCGCCGACAACGACGACAAGGCCGGCCGCCTCCGCAACTGGCGCGCCACCCAAACCTGCGGCACCTGCCCCCTCAAGCAAACATGCCTCAAGCAGGCCCTCGAACTCGGCGACGCCGGATACATCTACGGCGCCAAAGCGATCCTGCCCGCCCGATCGCGCGGGGTCGTCGCCGTCGACATGGCCGACTGCCAGTGGTGCGGCGCCGCCTACATCCCCACCAAGGCCGGACAAAGGTACTGCGGCGTCGCCCACACCAACCGCGCACAGGCCGCGGCACGGCAACGCCGGGCGATGGCCGGGCAGGAGGCGGCGTGATCCTCCGACCTCCCTCCGACGACGCCCGCCGCATGTACGTGCGGCTGTTCCTGGACGCCGACCGGCCGCGCTGCCCCTGGTGCGGATCCAGCCGAGGCCCATGCACCGACCCCGTCATCTGCGACGAAGCCCGCCACAAGCGCCTGGAGGACGTGTGATGGCCACCGCCGACCAGCTCGCCCAGCAACTCACCGCGAAGGCACCCCGGGCCCGCTGCCGTGCGACCGGCTGCACCACACCCCTCGACCCGGTCCTCGTCGACCGCGAGGACAACACCGGCCTCCACATGATGTGCACCGAACCGGCCATCCCCGGCCCGACAGTGATCCAGCCCGAACTGACCGCCGACTCGGCATCCGCGCCGGTGGTGTTGCCGCCGTCCACCGTCGACGAGCTGCACAACATCCTCATCAGCTACGACGCCTCCCGCCCACGCTCCATGCAAGTCCGACTCGGCCCCTCCGAACTCGGCACCGGCTGCCAGCAGCAGATCGCCCGGAAACTCGCCGGAGCCCCCCAACGCGCGGTCACCGCCCCAGCGTGGGCGCCATTCCAAGGCACCGCCGTGCACGCCGAAATGGAACAGGTCATCGCGTTCTGGAACGCCCAGCTCGGCAGAACCCGGTGGCTCGCCGAAGACGACCTGCAAGTAGACGACGAGATCCGCGGCCACGGCGACGCCTACGACCTCGACCACGACACCGTCGTCGACTGGAAACACGTCGGCACCACCGCCCTAAGCAAGCTCCGCGCCGCCCGCCGCGCCGGCAAACCAGCCGCCGAACAGGTCAGCCCCGAGTACCGGGTCCAGGCCCACCTGTACGGCGTCGGCCACGAACGCAAAGGCCGCCCGGTCAAGTTCGTCCGGCTCGTGCTGCTGGCCCGGTCGTGGCAGTTCTCCGACTCCGACGAGTGGACCGAGCCCTACCAGCCGGAGATCGCCTACCGGGCACTGGACCGCTACTACGCCACCAAAGACCTGCTGAACACGTTCCAGGTCGCCGCCAACCCGCACCTGATTGGCCTCGTCCCGGCTACCCCGAGCCCCGATAGCTGCAAATGGTGCGCGTTCCACAACCCGACCCGGCCATCCGGCTGGGACTCCTGCGCCGGCCACGTGGTCGACGCGGAACGCGCGAAAGCCCGCCAACTCGACGGGCTGATCGCCCCCTAGATTCCGGCACCCCCACGGCGCCGGTAACCCATCAACCAAGGTCCAAAGGACAGGAGCAAAGAGCCATGACCAACGCAAACGACCTGCTCATGGGCGGCGGAGTCAAGTCCGCCAAGTTCGACACCCTCGGCACCACCGTCGGCGGCAAGGTTGTCCGGCCGATCCAGGCCCGGCAGCAGACCGACTTCGACTCGGGCAAGCCGAAGTTCTACGAGAACGGCGACCCGATGATGCAGATCGTCGTCCACGTCCAGACCAACCTGCGCGACGCCAGCGACCCCACCGACGACGGGGTCCGCGCCCTGTACCTGCGCGGTCAGGCCATGGCCGCCGCCCGTGACGCGGTGAAGGCCGCAGGCGGGAAGGGCATCGAGGTCGGCGGCGAGGTCTACCAGACCTGGTCCGGCAACGAGCCGAACAGCCGCGGCCGCGGCCAGGACAAGAAGGTCTACACCGTCCGGTACGTGCTGCCCAGCGGCAACGACGCCCTCATGGGCACCCCGCCGCCCGCCCCGGCTGCCGTTCCCGCCCAGCAGCCCGTCAACCTGCCTCCGCTGCCCCCGGCCCCGGCCCCGGCTGCCGTCGCCGACCCGGCCCCGGCCGGTGTGGACGCCGCAGCCTGGGCGGCCCTCACCCCCGAGCAGCGCGCCCAGTACCGGGCCCTGCCTCCCGCCTGACGGGTGGGTCAGCGTCGCCGCCCAGCAGCCCCCCACAGGCCGGCTGGGCGGCGGTGCCGACCTCCCCGCACCACCACTCAGCCCCCACAGACGCGAGGTAACCAATGAGCACTGAGGCCAAGGTCGAACTACTTACCGCTGAGGTGCGCACCCTGATGGTAGGAAACCGGCAGGTCACACTCTCTGTCGCCAAGCAACTTGATCGGATCGGCCTGGAACACCTCGACCCCTTCGGCCGAATCCGAATCGGCGACGACGGGAATCTCGCCATCGGCCGCGATAGGCGGTCTGGCGCGCTGGCGATCTCGGCATTCCGGGACTATTTCTCGGACCCTACTGTGGATGATCTCGGTGACTGCCGTATCCGTGTCTGCTCAGGGAATCGGCCCAACCGCAACTACTACTCCCTGCGTTACAAGGACCGCAGCTTCAGGGTCCATGCCATCGAATGCGACGAGTGCAATATCGCTGGCCACGCGTACGGCAATGAGAAGTGCCCCGGCTGGATGATGGTCGGGGAAGACCCCGAAGTCGGGTACCTCCATCTGCTCCTACGGTTCGATGAAGACGACGCGCATCGTGCCCGCCACCGGGCAGCCAAGGATCTTCCACTGATCGTCTTGGCTGGCCTCCGGTGACCGACGACATCCTCAAAGCCGCCCTCGCCTGGCACGACGCAGGAGCCACCGTGCTACCCGCAGCCGCAGACGGGTCCAAACGCCCAGCGCTGGAATGGAAGGCCTACCAGACCGAGCGGCCCACCCGCGAACAGGTCGAAACCTGGTTCACCGGCAACACCCACCAAGGTCTCGGCCTGCTCTGCGGACAGGCATCCGGCAACCTCGAAATGCTTGAGCTTGAAGGCCGTGCCGTCGACACCGGCGCCGTCGACGAACTCGCCGAAGTGGTCCGCCACGCCGACCTCGGCGATCTGTGGGAACAAGTCACAACCGGCGGCTACTCCGAACACACCCCGTCCGGCGGACTGCACCTGCTCTACCGCATCGCCGACGAGCCGGTACCCGGCAACCTCAAGCTCGCCCGCGACCCCGCCGGCCTCGTCCTTGCCGAAACCCGCGGCGAAGGAGGCTGGGTAGTCATCGCCCCCTCCGCCGGCACCACCCACCCCACCGGCGACGCGTGGACCGTCCTGTTCGGCGGACCCGACACCGTACCCACCATCACCTCCGCCCAACGCCACCAGTTGCACCAGCTCGTCCGCGCCCTCGACCGCACCCCCACCCGCGACCCAATGCCGGCCCCGCCGCGGCTGGCCATCGTCCGCCCCGAAGGCGGCGTCAGCCCCGGCGACGACTTCGAGGCCCGCGTCGACTGGACCGACCCGCTCCTGCTCGGCGGCGCCGGCTGGACCCCCGTGTGGGCGAAGGGTGGCCGCACCTACTGGCGCCGCCCTGGCAAGGACACCCCCGGCATGTCCGCCACCACCGGCGGCGCCGCCGACGGCCGCGACCGCCTGTACGTGTTCAGCTCGTCCACCCCGCTCGAGCAGGAAGTGCCGCTGACCAAGCTGCACGTCTACGCCGTCCTCCACCACGGCGGCCAGCACACCGAAGCCGCCCGCGCGCTCAAGGGCCTCGGCTACGGCAAGGCGTCACCACTCGCCCCCGACCCGGCCGCCGCCCAGCGGGAGATGCTCGCCGAACTGCTGCCCGACTCGGTCGGTTCCAAAATCGGGACCGCTCGGGAGGCAGCCAACCAGCGCGTACTCACCGCGGTCGACGGCACCAGCGCCCGCGTCCTCGCCGAACCAGTCCCAGCCCCCCAGGCATACGGGCCCACCGAAGACGGCATGGCCCGCGCCCTCGTCGCCCACCACGGCCACGAACTGCGCTACTGCCCCCAGCGGGGCATGTGGCTGCGCTGGGACGGCTGCCGCTGGAAGTGGGACGAAGCCGAACACCACCGTGAACTCATCCGCGCCCTCGCCCGCGCACTACCCGACGACGGCGACCGCGACGAACGCACCTTCAAGAAGCGTGCCCTGTCCGCGGCCGGCACCGCCGGTGTCGAACGTCTCGCCCGCTCCGACGCCCAAGTCGTCGTCGGCCTCAACCAACTCGACGCCGACCCATGGGTCCTCAACACCCCCACCGGCATCATCGACCTGCGCACCGGCCAACTCCGCGCGTCGGACCCCGCCGCCCTGTGCACCCGCTCCACCACCGCCCCCTACGACCCGGACGCCAACCCGACACGCTGGCTCCAGTTCCTCACCGACACCTTCGACGACCCCGACCTCATCTCCTACCTGCAACGACTCGTCGGATACTCCGCCATCGGCATGGTCGGCCCCCACGTACTCCCGTTCGCGTTCGGATCCGGCGGCAACGGCAAAGGCGTCTTCCTCGAAGCCATCCCCGGCGTACTCGGCGACTACGCCACCACCGCCCCCGTCGGCTTCCTCATGGCCCATCAACACGCCAGCCACGAAACCGAAATCGCCCGGCTGGCCGGCGCCCGCATGGTCGTCTGCTCCGAAGTCAACGAAGGCGACCGGTTCGACGAAGCCAAGGTGAAGCAGCTCACCGGCGGGGACACCATCACCGCCCGGTTCATGCGCCAGGACCACTTCACGTTCACCCCCACCCACCAGCTGTGGCTGATGGGCAACACCCGCCCAGAAGTCCGCACCGGCGGCCGCTCGTTCTGGCGCCGCCTGCGGCTCGTCCCGTTCGAGCACGAGGTACCCGCCGACCAGGTCATCGACGACCTACAGGGAATCCTCGTCCGCGAACACGGAGCTGCCCTGCTCGCCTGGGCCGTGGCCGGAGCGGTCGCCTACGCCGCCGGAGGGCTACGCGAACCGGCCAAGGTGAAGGCCGCGACCGCCGAGTACGAGTCCGACCAGGACTCGATGGCCCGGTTCGTCGACGAGTGCTGCTACATCGGCGGCGGTAGCCACGTCACCATCCGGGCCTCCAAGGTCCGCGAGGCGTACGAGCAATGGTGCTACGCCACCGGCGAGGTACCCGTTTCCGCGAAGGCGTTCGGCATGGCGATGAAGAGCCGCTTCCACGTCGAACTGGTGAAGGGCTCCAAGGGTGTCCGGCAGTACCAGGGCATTGGACTCGTCACGCAAGACGACGACGACCGGGACGGTGAGTAGCCGTGCCGGTCGAAAAACGCGCCACCCAATGCGCCACCCAATGCGCCACCCGTCAACCTGTTCTTGACGAAATGGCGGGTGGCGCATGTCAGCGATGCGCCACCCGGGTGGCGCATGTGGCGTGTTTCTCCAACAACACGAATGGGTCACGGCGAGTCGACGGCCAGCCAAAACGCGCAATTCAGAGATCAACTTACGCGAGCAAAGTTGATCTCTGGGTGGCGCGTGTGGCGCGTTTTCCCAGTTATCGCCGTCAAGCGCGCGCATTAAGGCTCAAAGGGAGACGCGCCACCTTGATCAACTCTCAGCAACGTTATCCACAGGCTGTGGAAAACCAAGAAGGAAGATCATGAAGCCCTACACGTACGTCGGTGGCTCACTCAACGGGCAACAATCCGAGCCCCTCAACGCGAAGCCTTCGATCTATCGCGACAAGCAAGGCGCCCCCCTCCGACCCTCGACCGGAGACCTAATCGCCAAGCGAGGCGGCGAGGTTTACGTCCGCCGTTCCTGGAGCCGCCAATACGTCTGGCTGGCCGACGAACAGTGAGCCAACACTTCGTCACCACCGCGGCCATCCCAGCCACCTGCCGACCCTGCCAGGCCCTCACCCTCACCGGCCACGCCGAAGGCATCCGCGCCACCGTCGACCCCATCGCCCTCACCCATGCCGGCCGGGCCGCCGCCATCCTCGCCGGACGCACCACCTACGCCCTGCACGCCGGCGAACTCATCGAACGCACCGCCTGGCGACAAACCCACCCAGCTGCCCCCACCGTCGCCGAACACCGCTGCGGCCACCCCATCCCCGCCGGCTGGCAGGCGCCGCCCACGCCGGGCCGCCGGTACGTCATCCCCGACCAGCCCGCCTACTGAGGAGAACCCGTGAGACCCGCCGTGCTCGGCCTCGACCTGAGCCTCACCTGCACCGGCCTCGCCGGCCCCGACTGGACCGCCACCCTCAAGCCACCCACCAAGCTGCGCGGCACCGAACGCCTCGGCTGGATCCGTGCCCGACTGCTCGACGAATACCTCAACGGCGCCGACCTCGTCGTCCTCGAAGGACCGGCCTACGGTTCCGCCGCCGGCCAACGCCAGGCAGGCCACCACGAACGTGCCGGGCTGTGGTGGGTCATCCGCTGCGCCCTCGACACCCGAGGCCACCACACTGCGGTCGTCCCGCCCAACCTGCGCGCCAAGTACGCCACCGGCCGAGGCAATGCCGCCAAGGCCGACGTCATCCGCGAGGTCACCAAACGGTTCCCCTGGTTCGAGGGCGGTGAAGACGAGGCCGACGCCCTCGTTCTTGCCAGCCTCGGCGCCCGCTGGCTCGGTCAACCCATCGACGACCCCATGCCCAAGGCCAACCTCACCGCCATGGCCGGCATCGAATGGCCCAACCTCGACCGGAGCCCGGTATGACCAGCGCACTCATTCTCGATGAGGCCGGGAGGGCGGTTGAGCCATCCGACGCAACCGGCCCGGAAACGGCCCCAGGATCCACGCTGCCGGGCGTCAAGGCGTCCAACGTGTCAGGGTCCGAGGGTCAGCGAGGCTCTGAGGACGGCTCAGGGGGCGCGGCGTGAGCGGATGCGTGTTCTGCGCCATCGTCCGAGGCGAGGAACCGGCCACGATCGTGCGCCGCTGGGCGGATGCAATGGCCATCGTGCCGCTCAACCCGGTGGTTGATGGGCACCTGCTGGTGATCCCGGTAAACCACATCCGGGACGCGTCGGAGTCGCCCTACTTCGCAGGCCAGGCGATGGCGCGGGCGGCTGAAATCGCCCGTCCGCCGTTCAACATCATCACTAGCGCGGGCCAGGAAGCCACGCAATCGGTCTTCCACCTGCACCTGCACATCGTGCCCAGGGCTGTGGACGACGGCTTGGCCCTGCCCTGGTACAGCGGCAAGCGGAAGCGGAGCCACGCATGACCAGCGAACCCACCCAGCCGGCCAGCCCCGGCAGCCTGCGACGCGACCGGAAGCCGGAGCAGGGGGCAGGCCAGGACCTGTACCAGGCCGCCGAGGTCTCGTTCGTGGACGCCGCGATGACTGGCGACCGACGTTGGCTTGCGGTGGAGGCGGCACGTCCGCTGATCCGCGCCGTCGTGGACCGGGTCGCCGAGCTGGTACGCGCCGAACAGACTGCCGAGATCGAACGGCTCACCGCCAAGCTTCACCAGGTCGCCGCTGGCCGGTACACGTGGCGGAACAAGGCCCTGGAGCAGGAGCTGCACGCCGACCAGCTCACCGTGCAGCTCGGCGAGGCCGACGCGACCGCCGACGCCTACCACGCCGACCGGGACAGGCAACGTGCACGAGCCGAACGCGCCGAAGCCGACCTCGCCGCGATGACCGCCCGCGCCGAATCCGCCGAAGCACGCTACGACCGGGCACGACCGATCGTGCAGGCCGCGCTCGCCTTTGCTGGACGGCCCCTCGGCATGGACGACTTCGACGACGCCTACGACGAACTGCGGGCGGCCGTTCGGGAGTTCGACGAGGAAGGGGCGGAAATCGGTCTCAGCTCAACGGAGACGGGCGTACAGGCCACGGTGGAGGGTCAGGACGCCAACGGCCCACAGGACGGCTCAGGGGGCGCGGCGTGAGCGAGCTCGGTTGGTGGGTCATCCCCGGCGAGGCGCTGCTCGACCTCCTCCGCCGCGCCCACGCCGGCGAAGACCCCGACGCGCTGTACGTCGAGGAGTACGCCAACGCCTCCCACGAGCGGCCCGGAGAGGACCGTCCATGATCTGCGTGGTCTGCGCCAACCCCGACCGCGACGTCGAGACCGGCCAGGTCTGCCCCGGCTGCGCACACCGCATCGCCTGCGACCTGCGCGACATCGCCGACCTGTACGTCCACGTCAGCCTGTGGCCCGGCTCCGGGAACGCCGGGCCGCGCGTCTCCGGCAGCCGGGAAGCACCCCTGCCGCTGCGGGTCGACGCGCTGGACCTCACCATGCCGGCACGCGGCGGCACCGTCCACGACATGCACGGCGACCAGACCGGCCACATCGCCGTCGCCTCGATCCTCGACCAGTGGGTCGAAGACTGGCGCGACCACCGGGGCAAGGGCGAGCGGCGACCGGAGCCGCCCTCGGTCATCGTGCTCACCGACTGGCTGGGCAAGCGGTTGGACGACGCCTGCCACGACCATCCCGCCATCGACGAGTTCGCCGCCGACATGCGCCGACTGCGCCGCACCCTGCGCATGGTCACCGGCGACGGCCCGGTACGCCCCGAACGGCTGACCGGGCCGTGTCCGGGCTGCGATCAGCTGACCTTGGTCAAGGACGACGGCGACATTCGGTGCCGGGCCTGCTGGGTTGCGCTGAGCCAGGACGAGTACGACCAATGGGTCGGCGCGCTGGTGCGGAGTGCGAGGATGGCGGCGTGAACGACCTGGTGGAGTGGTTGCAGGCTCGGTTCGACGAGGTTGAGCGGGTGGCGCGGGCCGCAACGGCCGGCCCCTGGCGATACAACCCCAAGAAGGCGTGGCATCTGCCAGCCGACCTACCCACGCGGCGCAACGGCGAGGAGTTCGTTGGAGCCGGACCGCTGGACGCCACCATCGGCGTCGCTGCCACCGGGCCAGCTGATCATCCGCAGTCGATGGCCGACGCGCAGTTCATCGCCCTGTGGGATCCGGCACGCGTGCTGGCCGAGGTGGACGCGAAGCGTCGGCTGCTGGCCGAGCATCCGTGCGGTGACGATGGCTTCTGTGGCGATGGGATCGGGCTGGTCGGCTGCAAATGGGCGTGGCCCTGCCCGACTGTTCGGCTCATCGCCCTGCCCGACGCCGATCAGCCCGGCTACCGCGACGAATGGCGCCCCTGATGGTGCGCACGGGCCCCCCAGCGTTCGGCACTGGAGCATTCGAGGTCTACCCAACCAACGACTTCTTCGACCGATATGCGGTCTACACCCCGAACGGCTTCTTGCTCTGTTTCACGGTTACATTGCGAGGCGCCCAGCGTGCGATCACTCGGAACCAGGCCACCGTCGGCCGGGATGTTCCACCCCAACGCCGGGATGTCGGCCGCTCAGTCCACAGCGAGCCGCCGAGTGGCGGCCTGACCCCGCCGAACGGCCGGTGACCGGTTGGCGTCGACCGCGCACACTCGGGTGATGTCCGACGACGACCACGCTCCCGGCGGTTGGGCCATCCGCGACCAGCCACTTGGCCCCCGCCCCTTCCCCGTCGACACCCCCACCAACCCGCGCACCCACCGCCCCAAACGCCGGACCGGGCTGCTCATCGGCGCGGCCGCCGCCGTCCTGGTCATCGCCGCAGCCGGACTCACCGTCGCCCTCTGGCCCCACGCCCCAGCCAAACCCAGCCGCACCGAGCAGGCCACCCAAGTCTGCGAAGACCAGATCCGCAACCAGCTCAAAAGCCCAGCCACCGCACAGTTCACCAACGTCAGCGCCGCCGACCGCGGCTGGGACGGCATCTATCTGACCGGCGACGTCGACGCGCAGAACTCGTTCGGGGCGATGCTCCGCACCCGCTGGACCTGCCACGCCCAACTGCTCAGCAACGGCATGTGGAACGCCACCACCCACCTGGAATGACACGCCGACCGCAACGTTGCACAAGATCGCCAGGCGGGTTTACAGTTCCACCAGTAGCGAAGCTATGCCCGCAGACGCCTCGGCCCCACGGTCGGGGCGTTCGGCGTATCCGGAGGTGGACATGGGCCTCGACACATACGTCCGACCAGCACAAGCCGCCCGTATCGCCGGCGTGTCCCGCCAACTCGTGCGTCGATGGACGCAACTCGGGCACCTGACCGCGCACAACGGGCGGCTCAAGGTCCGCGACGTGCTCGAAGTCGAGGCCAAGACCCGCGCCGTCTCGGGACGCCCCGTGCGGAGTGAGCTGCTGGCGGCCTGATGCCGAAGCGTCCGTGCCTGGATTGCGGGGCGCTCAGTGAAGGCGGCCGCTGTACGGGGTGCTCAAGGCGGCATGAGGCGACACGTCGACCCAACCGGCCCAGCGCACGGCAGCGGGGATATGACGGGCAGCATGACGCCACCCGCGCAAGGCTGCTGCCCCTGGCATACGGGAAGCCCTGCCCGCGCTGCGGTGAGCCGATGCTGCGAGGCCAAGAGCTGGACCTCGGCCACTCGGTGGCCAGGTCGGTTGACCCGACGGCGCGAGGCGACCGCATAGAGCACGCTCGCTGTAACCGTAGTGCTGGCGCACGCTAGTCGATCATCACATTCAGCTAGCGTAACTCAGAGTGACGATGCCAATGTGACGTAGCGTGACCCACCCCGGGGGGGTGGGTCCGGCACGGGCGTTTTGGCAGGTCGGTGGACCCCTGGGCCCCAACCCCTCCCCCCGTGGTACCAAGGCGCCCGATTTTTGGTCACGCTATGTTAGGCCCAGGATCGCCCGTCACTGAGCGTGAAGTGACTCTTGGTAGTCGGCTGAGGAGTGAAGCCATGCCTCGGACGAAGAAGCCCGCCGGCATGGCTGTCGACAGCCGTAACGGCCGCCGCGCCGACCTGGCCGTCGTCGCCGGAGCACGGTTCGAGCCACCCGACGGCCTGTGCGCTGAGGCCATGGATGCCTGGGGCGCCTACTGGGACGACCGCGTGGCCCAGGTTCAAACCCCCGTCGACCGGGCGGTACTACTGCGCTGGGTTACCGAGATGGACCGCTACCTGCGGCTCATGGCCGCTGCCGACCTTGAGCCGGTGGTGCGGGGGTCGCAGGGCCAGCCGGTGGAGAACCCGATGTACGGGACCGCCTACAAGGCGCTGGCCGCCGTCCAGGCGTGCGAGAAGCAGATGGGCATGGGCGCCCTGAACCGCTCCGCTCTCGGCATCGCGGTAATCACGGAGACGAAGTCGCTGCAAGACCTGAACAGTCGGTTCGGAGGTGGAACCGATGTCGGTCCACGCGCCGTCCCGCAACCGCCGAGGGCCGACCCGAGGGTCATCGACGGCTGAGCTGGGCTGCCAGGCATGCGGTTGGACCCCGGTGGCCGGTGAGCTGTGGCCAACGCAGGGCGGCCTTGCCGTCGACTGGATCGAGACCTACTGCATCTGCGGTGAGGGCGACTGGTACGGCCAGCCGTTGAAGTTGCGCGTCGACCAGCAGAGGTTCCTCTACCGCTGGTACGAGTACTGCCCCGACTGTGACGAGTGGCGCTACGACGAGGGCATGCGCGGTGCAGCGACGGGCGACGGCAAGACGCAGTTCATCGCCGCGATCGCCGTCCTGGAGCTCGCGGGACCGCCGCAGATCGCGGTCGAGTCCCCGAACATCCCGATCTCGGCGGCGTCGTTTGAGCAGGCTGATCTGCTGTTCACCGCCGCCGCCACCATGTGCGGAGGCCGGGACCAGTCGGTCAAGGAGGCGCCGCTGTGCGGCTACTTCGAGGTGTACGACACGGAGATCCTCTTTGCGGACGGTCGGCCGGGCCGGATCTTCCGGGTCGCGGCGGTCGCCGGCACGAACGAGGGCGGTCTGCCCTCGCTGTTCATCTGTGACGAGTTGCACGAGTGGGGCGAGCCGGGTTCGCGTAAGGCCCGCGTTCACACGGTCATCGGCAAGTCGACGAAGAAGCGTCGTACGCACCGCGGCTCCGGTCGCCGGCTGAACCTGTCAACGGCCGGCTTCGACGTGGACCATTCGCTACTCGGCGAGTACTACAAGCTGGGCAAACGTGTCGAGCGTGACCCTCGGGTGTCGCCCCGGTACCTGTTCGACTGGCATGAGGCGCCGCCCGGGCTTGCCTATGACAACCCAAAGGACCGGGAGATCGCGGTCCGGGCTGCCTCCGGGGCCGCTGACGTGCTGTGGTCGGTGCGGGACCGGGTCGACGCGTGGGGGCAGCCGTCGTACCCGCGGCACGAGTGGCTGCGCTACTTCGCCAACACCTGGGTGGACATCGCCGAAGAGTCCTGGCTGAAGGATCACCCCGGCGCGTGGGACGCCTGCACGGGTACCTGGACGTCCGACGAGTCGAATCCGTTCGTCGTCGCCGTCGACATGGCGCTCAAGCGGGACTCGGTGGCGGTCAGCCGGATCGAGGGGCTGACCGATGGCCGGTTCGCGATCACCTCGCGGATCTGGCGGCCGGACGGCACACCGATCGACCACCTCGACGTCTTCAACCATGTCCGAGCCGAGGCCCACGGCGGCGGGTTCCGGGGCGTCGTCTACGACCCGCGGTTCTTCGAGCTGCCCGGCCGGATGCTCGAAGATGAGGGGATTCTGGCGATCCAGTTCGACCAGTCTCCGCAGCGCATGGCGCCGGCCTGTGGGCTCGCCTATGACCTGATCCTGGAGCGGAAGGTCGTCCACGACGGTGACCCCGACCTGGGCGCGCACGTCAAGTCCGCGGTGAAGCGGGAGCAGGACCGCGGCTTCACGCTGAGCAAGGGCAAGTCGAAGCGGCACATCGACGCCGCGATCACCTTGTGTATGGGCCTGTGGGTGCTGCACGAGGCGCCCGAGCCAGTCCAACCATTCTTTGCGTCCTGGCGTTAGGAGCCCACTGTGGCTGTTCTCGACCGTGTGCCCCTGGACCGGATCACCACCGAGGGCCGCCAGATCCAGTTCCGGCGGATGCTGCTGACGCTGCTCGCCGGCGTGCTGTTCGCGGTGGGCTGGTCGGTGGCGAAGCTGGTCGGCGTGCTGTGGCTGTCCGTGGCGTGGTCGGCGGCCGCGGTGAAGGTCGGCTGGCAGGACGCCCGCAAGACGACCGGCGCCCGGCACCCGTGACGACTCCCTGACCTGCCCGCGCGCTCACATCTGAATCGGGGTGACCGTGGGCCTGCTCGACCGCATCGCCGCAGCCCAGGGCCGCGACGAGAAGCGTTTCAGCATCGACACGTGGCTGTCGGACTTTCTGCTGCCGGCCAACCAGTTCTCGTACAACGGCCAGTCGTACCCGTTCGGTCTGAACACCACCTACACCGCTGACCGCACCAAGGAGATCTCCAACACGCTGCCCGGCTACATGGCGGCACTGCGGACCTGCCCGCCAGCGTTCGGAGCGCAACTGGTCCGCGCATCAGTGCTGTCGCAGGCCCGGTTCTGCTTCCGCAACGCCGACTGGTCCCCGAAGGCCGGCCGCACCTTCACCACCTCGGCGCTGAGCCCGCTACAGAAGCCGTGGACGAACGCGACGACCGGGCAGCTCATCAATCTGATGGAGTGGCACGCCGGTCTTGCCGGGAACGCCTACGTCACCAACCGGACTCGCGGCAGGCTGCGGGTGCTGCGCCCGGACTGGACGGTCATCATCTACGGGTCGCAGCAGCAACCCGAGGACGCCGCCCACGCCCTGGACGGCGAGCTGATCGGGTACGGCTACTGCAACGGCGGTATCGCCCAGGGCCGCTATCCGGTGGAGATTCTGCTGCCGGATGAGGTGGCCCACTGGTCGCCGCTTCCCGATCCGGAGGCCGCTGGTATCGGCATGTCGTGGATCACCCCGGCTGTTCGGGAGATCCAGGGGGACCAGGCGGCGACGACCCACAAGTTGAAGTTTTTCGCCAACGGGGCTCCTCAACCATATGATGCTGGTGTGCTTACACCAGCCGGTTGGGTTGAGATGGGTTCCATCAAGGTCGGAGACCGGGTCTTTGGCTCCGACGGGAAGCCCAAGACGGTGCTCGGCGTATACCCGCAGGGCATCCAGGACATCTACCGGGTCACGTTCTCCAGCGGCGGGTCAACCGAGTGCACCGCCGACCACCTGTGGACCGTGGCCAGCGCCTACGACCGCAAGCGTGGCGTCACTCGCACGCTGCCCCTGTCCCGACTCGTTGCCGACGGCATCAGCTACGACAGCGGCCCCTTCAAGTGGTCGGTGCCGCTGGTCGAGCCGGTGGAGTTTGATGACCCGGGCGACCTCCCCATCGACCCTTACCTGCTCGGCTCCCTGTTGGGCGACGGAAGTTTCCGCAGCAACGGCAAGGGCAGCGGCGGAGTCTCGATGGCTGCGCACCGCGACGATGTGGACGAACAGCAGGCGATCCTCACGCCGCTCCTGCCCGAAGACGTGACAGTCGTGCGGCGGGACCGCAGCGGCTGGTCGGAGTTCTACTTCAAGGGTCCGGGCGGACCCCGAACGAACCCGCTGACCGCCCGCGTCCGTCGGCTCGGTCTGTTCGACAAGCCCGGCTACGAGAAGGCGATCCCCGAGGTGTACCTGCGGGCATCCGTCAACCAGCGGGTTGCCCTGCTCCAAGGGCTGATCGACACCGACGGAAGCGTTCAGCGCAAGCAGCCGAACACGGTCCGGTTCGACAGCACCAGCGAGCGGCTGGCTGAGCAGGTAGGCGAGCTTGCCGGCGGCCTCGGCGCTGTCGTCTCGGTCCGGGCTCACCGGCTGGCGACTGGCAAGGCGCGCGCCCAGTGGCGGGTGTCGATCAGCCGGCTGCCCGAGTGGATCGTGCCGTGCCGGCTGGCCCGCAAGGCTGCCATGTATCGGCCTGACGTGCGGGGCGGCAGGTGGCGCTACATCCAGAGCGTTGAGCACGTCGGCCGCAAGCCGGCCCAGTGCATCGGCGTGGATTCAGACGACCACCTGTACGTCACCGACGACTTCATTCTGACCCACAACACCCCGAACCTGGTGGTCAAGGGTCTGGCGGCGGCGAACAAGGAGCAGTTCGACGAGTTCGTCGACATGATGGAAACCCGCCACGCCGGCGTCAGCAACGCCTACCGGACCCTGTACCTGACCGCTGGCGCCGACGCAACGGTCGTCGGTGCTGACCTGCGGCAGATCGACTTCAAGGCCACCCAGGGTGCCGGCGAGACCCGCATCTCGATGCTGTCCCGCGTTCACCCGGTGATCCTCGGCGCATCGGAGGGCCTGCAAGGGTCCAGCCTGAACGCCGGGAACTTCGGGGCGGCCCGCCGCATGTGGGCCGACACGTGGATCTACCCGACCCTGGCGGACCTGGCCGCCGCGCTCGCGCCGATGGTGCGGGTACCGGCGGACGCCGAACTGTGGACCAACGTGCGGGACATGCCGATCCTGCGCGAAGACGCCCGCGACGCGGCGGAGATCGAGTCGACGAAGGCCAGCACGATCGTGTCGCTGTCAGCGGGCGGGTTCACCCGCGAGTCGGCGGTCGCCGCGGTCATGTCGCAGGACATGTCCCTGCTGGTGAAGGACCCGAACTGGGTGTCCGTGCAACTCCAGCAGTCCGGTGGGGCGAACCCCGTGCCGCCCGCAACCCCATCCAAGAACACCCCGCCGGCTGGAGGCCAGTGATGACGCTCGTGGACGACCGCGCGCAGATGACCGCAGCCAGCATCAACGACCTCAGCGACAGCGACTTCGCGTACATCGAGCCGGGCGGGACGAAGGACTCCAGCGGCAAGACCACACCCCGGTCGCTGCGACACTTCCCCATCCACGACGCCGCCCACGTCCGCAACGCCCTCGCGCGGATGTCGCAGTCACCGTTCGGCGACAAGGCCAAAGGCAAGATCATGGCGGCGGCGAAGAAGTTCGGCATCGACATGCAGATGAACAGCCGCCCCGACCTGGGCCTGTGCATCCGCGCGTTCGACTTTGAGACGCGGGGCCGAGCCGGCGACGGCCGCACCCTGGAGGGCTACGCCGCCGTTTACAACAGCCCAGCCCGCATTCGAGACTTCGGCGGCGACTTCGATGAGGTCATCCTGCCTGGCGCATTCACCCGCTCCTTGCAGCAGCGGACTCCGGTGATGCAGTGGGAACACGGGAAGGACCCTCGCGTCGGCACCGTCCCCATCGCCACAATCGAGGAGATCAACCCGGAGGACCCACACGGCCTCTACGTGCGGGCCAGGTTGTTCGACAACCCAGTTATCGAGCCCGTTCGGCAGGCCATCGCTGCCGGCGCCGTCAGGGGCATGTCGTTCCGGTTCGGCGTCCCCGAGAAGGGCGATACGTGGACCAGACGAGTCGGCAACGTTGATCTTCGGGAGATCCGCGACGCCGACACCTCCGAACTCGGCCCGGTCGTGTTCCCCGCCTACGACGCAACCTCGGTGTCCGTGCGGTCGCTGCTCGCGCAGCTCGACCCCGACGAACACCGTGCACTGATCCGCGAGCTCGCAGCCGAACTTCGGCACGCCGTGGACCTCGAAGACCTCACCGGGCGATCCGCGCAGGGCGCGGGTGGCGGTGACCCAGACACGGAGCCAGGGAACGGCGTCGTGCCACAGCACCAACTCCCGTACGACACCCTGATCTGGATGAGGAAGAACGATGCCTGAACTGGAAATCATCCCCGAACTCCGCGGCAAGGACGTCACCGACCTCGGTGACGCCACCCCGGACGAGCTGCGTGGCAAGCGCCCCGAGGAGCTGGAGCAGTTCTTGCAGGTGCTCGACGCCCACCTGCGGTCCATCCACCAGGACGAGGACACCGGCGAACTGCGGGACAAGACCCCCGACGAGCAGAAGGCCTTCACCTACGGCCTGAAGCTGCGGGACAAGGTTGTGGCCCGCATCGACGAGCACCGGGCCGTACAGGCAGTGTTCGCGAAGCGTCCGAAGGCTGTCCAGCAGGCCCTGGCGAACATCCGCCTCGGCGGCGACGACGCCTACGGCGACGTGCGGCGCATGAACAACGCCGAGGCCCGCGACCGGGCGCTGCGCACCCTCGACGACCGCAACGCGGCCTCGCACCTGCGCGAGGACGAGAAGGTCCACGTCGAGCGGCAGATCCGACGCAACCCGGATATCGCTCGGCGGATCCTCGTCACCGAGAACGACGACTACCGCGAAGCGTGGATGAAGCTGGTCACCCAGCCGCAGGCCATGGGCCTGCTCACCGACGACGAGCGCAACGCGATGCGCGCCTACGTCGAGTACCGGGCCGCGTCGGAGGGCACCACCACCGCGGGCGGTTTCGGTGTGCCCGTGTTCATCGACCCGTCGATCATCATGACCGCGCAGGGCAGTGGGAACCCGTTCCTGTCCATCGCCAAGCAGGTCGACGTCAACACCAACGCGTGGAAGGGTGTCTCCTCGGCAGGCGTCACTTGGTCGTTCGACACTGAGGCCAGCGCCGTCTCCGACGACAGCCCGACCCTGGCGCAGCCGATCGTGTCCGTGTTCATGGCCCGCGGGTTCATCCCGTTCTCGATCGAGGTCGGCCAGGACTACCCCGGCTTCGCCTCCGAGATGCAGGGTCTGCTCGCATCCGGCTACGACGAACTGCTGGTGGACAAGTTCACCCGCGGTTCGGGTACCGGCGAGCCGCGCGGCATCCTCACCCAGCTGTCGGCGAACACCAACGTGCGGGTCAAGGTGGCGACCAACCCGGGCATCACCGTCAACGACCCGTACAACGTGTGGCAGGCGATCCCCCAGCGCAACCGGCGCAACGCGTCGTGGCTGATGAACGTGGCCGTCAACAACGCCATCCGGGAGTTGGGGGCGGCGAACGTCTACCACGCCTACACGGTGAACCTGCCGCAGGGTGCGGTGGAGGAACTGTTCCAGCGGCCCGTCTACGAGTCGCCGTACATGCCGGTGACGACCACGGTCACGACCGCCACCGAGGGGTACGCGATCGCCGGGGACTTCTCCAACTACATTGTAGCAAGAAGGGGCGGCATGTCGGTCGAGCTGATACCCCAGATTTTCCAGCAGGCCACAGCTGGTTCCGCCTACGGGATGCCCACTGGCCAGCGCGGATGGTTCGCGTACTCCAGGATCGGGGCAAGTTCGGCGAATGATCTTGCTTTCAGGTTGCTCGTTAGTTCCTGAAATCTCCGCACAGATGGTGTAGTCTGGTAGCAAGAAAAGGGTGGCGAGGGGCTCGAACCCCTCGCCACCCGCCGGACTACCTATCTGAGAGGTGCCCGACGTGGCTCAGGGTACGTGCGCAGTTGAGGACTGCGATGTCGTTGCTCGTTCTCGCGGCTGGTGCGAGAAGCACTACAACCGCTGGCTTGCACATGGCGACCCGACCGTCAAGCTCCGGCCGGGGCGGCCGAAGTCGAACTTTCAGTGCTCCGTGGATGGCTGCGAGAAGGCCGCCAAGAGCATTGGGCTTTGCCCGGCGCACTACCGGCGTCATCGACTCGGCGAACCGTTAGACACCCCCCTTCGTCGCCGAAGCCCAGGAGACGTGTGCGAGGTTGATGGCTGCGATAAGCCGTACCGTGCGAGCGGCCTGTGCTCGATGCACTGGCAGCGCATGAAGGCCACCGGCGCGATCGGATCGCCGCTCGCCACCATCGCCCCCGCCGGGACCGGCTATGTCAACCCTGACGGTTACCGGATTCTCCAGGTCAACGGCAAGAACGCCCCAGAACATCGCCTTGTCATGGAGCGCCTACTCGGTCGCCCGCTAGAGCCGTTCGAGAACGTGCACCACAAGAACGGTCGGCGTGCTGACAACCGCCCCGGGAACCTCGAACTGTGGGTTGTTCCTCAGCCCTATGGCCAGCGCCCCGAGGACCTTGTGGCCTGGGTTGTCGAGCACTATCCCGACCTCATCGTCGCCGAGGTGGCGCGGAAGGAGATCCATGTCCCAGCCGAAGAAGGCCGCCCCGCCGCTCCCAGCCCCGCCGCCAGCCTTGGCGCGGGCGTCGGAGTCGGGTGATCCGGCGGTGCACCAGGTCATGGCCGAGTTGCAGTCGGCCCGGATGAACGGTGACGCCGACCGGGCGTCGGCGCTGGTCAAGCAGTTGGCCGTGCTCGGCTACGAGTAGTACCCCATAGACGCCCTCGTCTCGCGGACGAGGGAAGGAAGCCCCGGACCTCTCCAGGTGTCCGGGGCTTCCGCATACCTGGAGGAGGAAGCAATGGATGTGGTCTACGCGGTGGATACCGCACAGATCCCAACAGTGGAGTGCGGCGTGGTGCTGGTCCGCAAGGGCGAGCACTGGCCGGCCGGCGACCCGGTGGTGAAGGCGGCGCCGGGCCTGTTCTCGACGGACCCCCGGTACGGGATGCGGTACAGCACCGAACCGGCCGGGTACGACGACCCTGCGGTGGAGCAGGCGACGGCTGGGCCGGGCGAGAAGCGGAACGTGCGCCGTGGCTGAGCCGGTTGAGACGCTGCTGGCGGGTGGCATGAGTGTGGAGACCGCCGTCGCGCTGGTGAACAGTAAGCCGATCGGCAAGCCGAAGCACGATGCCGCAGTCCTGGCGTACGTGTGCAGTAACGAGGTGTCGTACTCGTGGCACAACAGCATGGTGCAGCTCATCGGCTTCGATGCGCAGTTGCATCAGCGTCTTGCCGATGGGCGGGGCGGCTACCACGGCATGCGCCATGGCACGGGCGGGCTTATCGAGGCCCGCAATCAGGCCGCCTACGACTTTCTGCACGACTTCCCCGAGGCCCAGTGGCTGTTCTGGCTGGACACGGACATGGGGTTCCCGCCGGAGACGCTTGAGCTGCTGCTGGAGGCCGCGGACCCGGTGGAGCGGCCGATCGTCGGGGCGCTGTGCTTCTCGCAGCAGGAGATCGAATCGGATGGGATGGGTGGCCGGCGCACGCAGCCGACCCCGGTCATCTACGACTGGATCACCGTCGATGGCCAGTCCGGGTACGCGGTGCGCTGGGACTACCCGCGCGACACCGTGACCCAGGCCCACGCCACCGGCTCGGCCTGCATCGTGATCCACCGCAGTGTTCTGGAACGGATCCAGGAGGAGTTCGGCCCGGTCTGGTATGACCGGATCCCGAACCCGTCGACCGCGCAACTGTTCTCCGAGGACCTGTCGTTCTGTGTCCGGGCCGGCGCGCTGGGCATTCCGGTGTTCGTCGACACCCGCGTGAAGACGACGCACCTCAAGAACGTGTGGGTGTCGGAGGAGTTGTACACCCGGGAGCGGGTCGCCCTGGCTCTGCTGGAGCGGCGGCCTGAGGTCTCGGGTGGCATGAAGCGGGTTGCGATGACCCGCGAGCAGGCCTGGACGTTCGACCTCCTGCCCGAGGCCCTCGTGGAGCTGGGTATCGAGCCCCGGTCGGTGCTGCATGTCGGCGCGCACCGCGGCGAGGAGGTGCCGGTGTACCAGAAGTGCGGCTTCGAGCGGATCACGCTGGTGGAGCCGGACCCGGAGAATGCCGCGTTCCTGCGGGATGAGTTCCCCGGGGTTGGCGTGGTGGAGTGCGCAGTGGGTCAACAGGCCAGCGTGGCGACCCTGCACCGTGCTGGGGTGTTCAGTGGCCTGTCGGCGGACGCGAACCATCCGGCTACCGGCGAGGTGTCGGTGGCGGTTGAGCCGCTGAGCGTGATCCAGGCTGAGTATCCGGCGAATGTGCTGGTGGTGGACACGCAGGGCACCGAGTTGGAGGCTCTGGCCAGCGGGGACCTGTCCGGGGTGGACCTGGTGATCGTGGAGACGCAGGAGCTGCGCCGCGGCATGTACGCGGCGTTCTGGCCGGACGCGGTGGAGGCCCTGGGCAAGGTGGGCTTCGTGCCGGCGATTCGTTGGGAGCATGAGCGGCACTTCGCTGACACGCTGTTCGTCCGGGCGCCAGCTAGTGCCGGCTGATCTGGTCGTTATCGTCCCGTCGCGTGGGCGGCCGGGTAATGCCCGGCTGCTCGCGCAGGCGTTCGCCAGCTTGTGTACTGCCGGGACGCGGCTGGTGTTCGCGGTCGATGAGGACGATCCGGCGTTGCCGGAGTACTCCGACCTGCCGCGCGCCTTCCCGGGTACGGAAGCCCTGGTGAGTGGGCCGTGGCAGCCGATGGTGGCCAAGCTCAACACGGCGGCGGCGTGGGCGGCCAAGCAGGCGTTCGCAGTGGCATTCATGGGCGATGACCACCGGCCCCGCACCCCCAGCTGGGACACGGCGATGCTGGCCAGCCTGCGGGACCTGGGTACGGGCGTCGTGTACGGCGATGACCTGTTGCAGGGTGAGCGGCTGTGCACCTCGTGGGCGATGACATCGGACATTGTCAGGGCCCTGGGCCGGATGGTGCCGGCGCCGGTCGAGCACATGTACTGCGACAACTCGGTGATGGACGTAGCGAAGCTGGCCGGGTGCCTGCAATACCTGCCGGACGTGGTGATCGAGCACGTGCACCCCCTTGCCGGCAAGGCGGAGTGGGACGACGGCTACCGGCAGGTCAACCGGCGTGAGCAGTACAGGGCTGACGAGTTGGCCTACCGCCGGTGGCTGATGGATGGCCGGGCTGCTGACGTGGCTGCGGTCGGGGCGTTGAGAACTATCCGAGGGTGAGGGGGCGGCCGTGTCGGTGATGTATGCGACTGTCGCCGAACTGGGCTCCTACCTGCAGAAGGACCTGAGCGCGTCGTCGGCGACAGCATCGGCGACTTTGGACTTGCAGGTCGTGTCGCAGATGTTCTCAGTCCGGGCGAACACGATGTTCAACTCGACCACGGTCACCTATCAGGTGGTCGGTCTGGGGTACCGGCAGTTGCAGTTGCCGTTTCGGCCGGTCACGGCGGTGTCGGCGGTGCGGATCGTGTCGTCGGCCACCGGGACGCAGACGATCACGGACTACTCCCGGATCAAGACGGTCCTGTACCGGCTGATCGGGTTCGGTGTGCCGGGCGTGTTCCCGCCGGACATGGTCGAGGTTGACCTGACCCACGGCTACGCCACGGTGCCGGACGACGTGAAGGGCGCGGTGTTGGAGTCGGCGGCCGCCGCCTACCAGGGCCCGGACATCACGGTCGCGTCAGAGGCGATCGACGACTATTCGATCAAGATGGCCGCGAACACGGGCGGGGTGTCGCTGAGCCCGGCGGCGGAGAAGCTCGCGGACCTGTACCGCGGCCAGTTCGGGGCGTGACATGTCAGCCGACAGGGTCCTGGCCCGCGCCCAGGCCGCCGCGCTGGCGCTGATGGTCGACACCTGCACGGTGAAGCGGCTGGCCAGCACGTCGACGGACCCGGAGACGGGTGTGATCACCCCGACGTACACGACGGTGTACAGCGGCGTGTGCAGGGTGCAGCAGCGGGTGCCGCGGGCGACGCCGCAGACGGTTGGTGAGGCTGAGGTGTTCGTGGCCCGGCTGGAGTTGCACGTGCCGGTGACGGTGACGGGGGTGGCCTCGGACGACCTGGTGAACATCACCGCGTCGGTGAATGACCCGGATCTGCTGGGCCGGTCGTGGCATGTCCGCGAGTTGGCGCACAAGTCGTTCCAGTCGGCCCGGCGTTTCAGCATGATCGAAATCACGAGCTAGGGCGGTGACCTCGTGACGGATGTCCGGGTGTCCGGCCTGTCGGAGCTGACCGCTGACCTGCGGAAGGCCGCTGACACGGTCGTTGAGCAGGCGAAGAAGGTTGTCGGGGCCGGCTGCAACAACATCAAGAAGGATGCGAAGAAGCGGGTCACCGGGTACGCGCACCTGCCGCACTATCCGCGCAGCATCAGCTACGACGTGACCGCCGCCGGGCTAACGGTGACCGGGGTGGTGGGCCCGAATCACGCGAAGTTGCAAGGTGGCCTGGGCCGGGTGATTGAGCTGGGCACGGTCAATAACGCTCCGATCCCGCACCTCGCCCCCGCGCTTGAGCTTGAGCTTCCGGCAACTGAGCGGTACCTGGCGGAGCTGGGCTATGACCTGCTGACGGGGCGGCCGACACCTGACGGTCCGGTAGTGGACCCGGGATGACCGACGGTCTCGACCAGGCCCTTGTCAACGCGGGTCTGACCCTGCTCCGCGCCGATACGGGGCTGACCGTCTACGACGGGGTGGTTCCGTCGCCGACACCAGCGCCGCCGTACGTGGTGGTCTACACGAGCATTGACCGGCCCGCCGATACGCCTTCCGGTGCCCTGGCTCTGGCTGGCCTGTCGAATCACTGGACCGTCTCCTGGTTCTGCCACTGCGTCGGCGGTGACGCCATGGCGGCGCGAGCGGTCGCGCAGCGGGTGCGTACGCAACTGCTGGATGTGCGGCCGACGGTGTCGGGGTTGACGTGTGGGCTGATTCGTCAGTCGCAGTCGGTGCCCCCTACGCGGGATGAGACGACCGGCGTGCTGGTCATGGACGCGCTGCGCGTCTTCGAACTCTTCGCTTCGGCCTGAGGCGATCTCACCATCATCTACCTGGGAGGACGCTGGCATGGCCGCGCTCACCGCTACCCGAGGCACCCCGACCGGGGCGACAGCCACCCCTGGTGCGGTGGCTGCCTCCGACACCATCTCGTCCAGTCAACTCGGCCAGTACGGTGCCGATCTGATCATCTTCAACGGCGGCGCATCACCTGACACGGTGGCGATCTCCGACGCGGGGAAGACCCCGGCTGGGAATGCCGGCAGCACGTCGGGCGGGTCGGTGACGAACGGCACGAACAAGACGTTCCACATCTCCCGGCAGGCCGTGGATCCGACGACCGGCCTGGTCACGGTGACGCACACCTACACGACCACGGTCACCTACCTGCTGATTCCGCTCGGGTGAGCGCCGTGGACTGGGTGTGGCTGGAGAACCCGGAGACGGGTGGCCGCCAGCAGTTCCACGCCGGTGCGGCCCCGACATGGCAGTTGCTCGGCTGGCGGCCCTGTGAGGCCCCCGAGGTTGTGGACCCGGCCGTCGAGGAGCGGGACCGTATCGCCGCCGAGCAGGCACCCAAGACCCCCAGCAGCCGCAAGACCGCGAACAAGGAGTAGGACATGGCTGACATTTTCAGCGATGGGATGACGCGCGTCGCGTACGTGGCTGCCATCTCCAACCAGGCCGCCCCGACGGTTACCGAGCTGAATCTCGGGATTCTGTTGCAGTCGCTGATCACGGCCGATGGTCTGGTGGGTTTCGAGGCGACGACCGCGGACGTGGACAACTCGGCTCTGGACAGCACCTTCGACACCGTGGGCATCGGCCGCGACAGCTACAGCGGCACGCTGCTGCGGCTCAAGAAGCAGACCGTGGGTGCGGACACCGCCTACTCGACGCTGATCCGGGGCGCGCCCGGTTTCATCGTGATCCGCCGTGACGTGCCGTCGACGACGGCGTGGGCTACGAACGACGCGGTCGAGGTGTACCCGATCGTGTGTGGCCGGCGGAAGCGGCTGGCGCCGGAGAAGAACACCGTCACCAGGTACGAAGTGCCAACGAAGATCACCAGCGCGCCGTCGCCGGACGCGGTAGTCGCCTGACCTGACTGGCCGACAGCCCACGACCCCGGGCTGTCGGCCTTCATCGCTGTGGGGTCGTAGGGGTCGAGATGGTTGATGTTGCGGCGCTGATCAAAGCAGCGAAACGGCCTGAGCGCACGGTGCAGGTGTTCCTCGCCGGTGACCAGGTCGCCGAGTTCGAGGAGTTGGACCGGCAGCGTGAGGCCGCGCAGCGGCAGGGCACGGAGTCGCTGGACGCTGGCCCGGCTGTGGTGCTGGCCCAGCGGATGAAGGAACTCCGCACGCGGATGGCCGACAGTGCGGTGACGATCCGGCTGCGGGCTCTCTCGCGGCTCGCGTACGACAAGCTGCTGGCCGAGCATCCGCCGCGACGCGGCGACGATGGCGAGGTGTTGCCGTCGGACCTGTCGGGGTTCAACTCGGCGACGTTCTACGAGCCGCTGATCCGCGCGTGCTGGGTTGAACCGGTGCTGGACCCGGAGGTGCTGACGCAGCTGCTGGATGAGGTGCTGTCCAACAGGCAGTTCGATGAGGTCGCGATGACGGCGCTGGTCGTGAACCGGGGGACGGTGGACGTCCCTTTCTCGCCCGCCGCCTCGCGACTTCTCAGCAGCTCAGAGACCGAGTAGAGGCGGCCGAACGGCTCGGCGTGTCGGTGCGCCGGTTCGAGGGTTGGGAGCCGACCACCTTCTACACCCACGACGACGCCGGTCGGCTGGTCTCGTCCCGTCCTGAGTCGGAGTGGGACGAGGAACAGCAGGGCTGGATGTTGGCGCTGGCACTGGCCCGGCAGCTGACCTGCGACGGGTGTGGCGGGTGGCTGCCGGAGACGACAGCGACCGACCCGGAGGAGTACGTGGTGCCGCCGCCGTACCGCTGCGGGAAGTGCACCAAGTTGGGCATCGCGCAGGAGGCCCACGCCGCCGATCACAGGCACATGCATGCGACACGCTGGTCAGCCGAGCGGAGGTCCGATGGCGAACCGCACGGTGAGCGTTGAACTACAGGCCAACGTCGCGGGCTTTGTGGCCGGCGCGAAAGAAGCCGAGGCGGCTACCGACAAGCTGGACAAGAAGCTCACCGACATCGGCCAGCACGGCAAGGACTTCGCCGAGGCCGAGAAGTCCGCCGCAGGTCTGGCGGCCGCCGTGAAGGAACCGACGGCGGCGACCGCTGAGCTGGCGGACAAGGTTGACGGCGCTGGCCGGCAGATGAAGGAAACCGCGGTCGACGCCCGGTTCCTGGCCGACGAGTTGAAGAAGGCCCGCACGGCGGCGCTGGAGGCCGCCGCGGCGTTCGCGGTCACGGGCGACAAGACGAACCTGACCGAGTTCCGCAAGCAGACCGCCTACGCGGGCCAGCTTGGCAGGGTTGAGAAGGCGCTGGTCAAGGATGCGGAGCAGACCGGCACGCAGGTCGGTACGCAGCTTGCGAAGTCGACCGAGTCGGCGTTTTCCGGCGGTTTCCGGGAGATGATCACCAACCCGTACGTGTTGGCCGCTCTGGCGCCCGCGGTGGTGGAGCTGGGCACGGGTGTCGGTGCGCTGCTGCTGACCGGCGTCGGCCTCGCTGGTGTCGGTGCGGGTATCGCCGGGCAGATCAGCAACCCGGCCGTAGCGCTCGCCGGTAAGGAACTCGGCACGAAGGTGTCGGACGGCTTCAGGGAGGCCACGGGCGCGTTCGCGCAGCCGATCGAGGATTCGTTGATGGCGGTCGGGCAGGAGTGGGATCGGCTTGCCCTCGGCCTGCACACGACGTTCGACTACCTGGCCCCGTCGGTGAAGGTGTTGACCGCGGGGGCGTTGGGTTTCGCTGACGCGCTGATCCCGGCCTTGGAACGGGCCGCTGTGGAGGCGCAGCCGCTGATTCAGACCCTGGCGAATTGGTTGCCGAACCTCGGCGGTGACCTGGCCAGCCTGTTTGACACCCTGTCGGCTCACGCGGACACGTTCAACGACGCCCTGAAGATGATCCTGGGTACGACGGATCTGCTGGTTAAGGGCGTCGACCTCACCACTAACTCGTTCGCTGGCCTGTTCAAGATCGCTGAGATGACGACCGGCAGCCTCGACGCGCTGATCAGTTGGGGCGGCCACGGCAGCGACACCAAGGCCCTCAAGTTCATGACCGAGGACACCACATCCGCTGCTCGGGCCGCGGCCATAGCCAAGGGTGACTTCGCCGCCCTCGCCCAGCAGCTCAACGCCACCACGATGACTGCGGACATGTTGGCCGGGGCGATGGCGGACAAGGTGTTCAACGCGATGGTGTCCGCTGACCGGGCCTCGTTGACGCTTCACGAGTCGCTGACCCGCCTGTCGGAGTCGTTCAAGACCAACGGCAAGTCCATCGACATCAACACGTCGAAGGGGCAGGCGAACCGGGAGGCTGTCCTGGCGGCGGTGGGTGCGAACATCCAGTTCTACGACACGATGATCAAGTCCGGCTATTCGGCGAAGCAGGCATCCGACGCATACGACCAGAACACCGCCGCCCTGGAAGCCCAGTTGCGCAAGGCTGGCCTCACTAAGGTCCAGATCAGCGCGCTTATCGGCGAGTACCGCAAGGTGCCGGCCAAGGTCGACACCGACATTGCGATGAACGGGCTCGCCCAGGCACTCAACGACCTGAACGAGTTGCTGCGCAGGCTGAACGGCCTACCGTCGCTCAAGAAGATCACCGTGGAGACCATCCACATCGATACGCGGCACGCGACCCCGTACGCCAAGGGTGGCTTCTGGTCGGGTCGGGCCGCAGCGGACGGCATGTTCCTCGCCCCGTCGGACCCGGGCACGATCCTGGCCGGTGAGCCGCAGACGCGGGGGGAGTGGTTGATCCCGCAGGATGGCATTTCGCAGCAGCGTGCGGAGTACCTGGTCGGCAGCGCGGCTGCTGCTCATGGCCTGTCGCTGGCCCGGTCGGTACCGGCGATGGGTGGCGGCTGGGGTGGCATGGCCACACCGGTGAGTGGACCCGACAACAGCGTGCACCTGACGGTGCAGGCGATGCGGGCCAACCTGGACTACACCGAATTGCAGGCGTGGCAGCGCAGCGCCGAGGTCCGTCAACGGGTGGGGAGGCCACGATAGATGCCCCTCGTCATTGGTGCCGATACCCCGGTCATCACCCCGCCGGACACTGGCGGCATTGTCACGCCGGTACCGGCGATCGACCTGGAAACCCTGGGTGTCTCCTGGACGGCGCCGGATGGCACGGTGTGGCCCCTAACCACCCGGCCGCTGGGCTGGTACACGCTGCGGGACGCCGCCTACACGGGCGTCGCTCCGCTGAACCTGGCCGCCGACCCGAACCTCCGCTACGGGGCGCGGGTACGTCACATCCAACCCCAGCCGCGGATCCTGACGTTGCCGCTGCGGGTCGAGGGTGTGACGCACACCGAGTTCTTCACCCGGTGGCGGGCACTCGGGCAGGCGTTCGCGCAGACCCGCAGGCTGGGGCCGGGGACGTTGACGGTGGCGCAGCCGGACGGGTCGACCCGGCAGATCCGCGCCTACTACATGGCCGGCTTCGAGGGGCAGACCGGGCAGGGCTGGGCGTATGACACGGCGGTCCTGTCGCTGTACTGCGAGGACCCATATTGGTCGGCCGTCACCCCGACGGTCATCACCCGCGCGTACGCGGGTGCGGCGGTCAGCTTCATCACGCCCAGCTTCCCGACCGTGTCCAGCTCGCAGACGTTGGGCGCGACCGTGGCCAACAATCCGGGTGACACGGAGACCTGGCCCTCGTGGGCGATCACCGGCCCGGCGGCCGGGATCACCGCCACGAACAACACCACCGGTGAGGCGTTCACGCTGACCCCGGTGGGCGGGGCGATGACCGCCGGGCAGGTAGCCACGATCACCACTGATCCGCCGTCGATCATCGGCACGGATGGGGTGACGTCGTGGATCGGTGGCCTGAACTGGCCTAGCGCGGTCCTGTGGGCGCTACAACCGGGTGACAACAGCATCACTTTCACCGTGACCGGCAGCGGTTCGGGCACGTCGATCGTGTTGACCTTCTACCCCAGGTACGAGACGGCATGATCACGCTGTACTTCACCGACGGCAGCCTCGCGCCGATCGGTCAGCCGATCGTGGGCTGGACCCAGGTTGATGTGACGCTGCGGTTCAACGAGCCGTCGTCGGTCACGGTGCAGCTGCCGGCGCTCGGTGAGTACATCGAGGTCGCGCAGCCCGGTAACCGGCTCGTCGTCGTCCGTAACGGGTCGGTCCTGTGCTCCGGGCCGGTGGAGTTCCCCGCCGAGTTCAAGTGGGACGCCGCCGGCGGCGAGAACGCCGAGCCGGGGAAGCTCACCGTCTCGGCGACCGATGACTCGGTGTGGCTCGGGGAACGGCTCACCTACCCGGACCCGACTGTTGCGTCCAACGCGCAGGGCACCGCCTACTACACGCTGACCACCACAAACGCCGAGACGGCGATGCGGAACCTCGTCAACCTCAACGCCGGGCCGGGGGCGCTGGCCTCCCGGCAGGTGGCGAACCTGGCGCTCGGGTCGGTCGCCTCGGTCGGGTCGAACATCAACGTCCGCACCCGGTTTGAACCGGTCAGTGATGCTCTGCGCGCTGCGGCGGTTGCCGGTGGTGGGCTCGGGTACCGGGTCGTCGAGTCCAGCGGCAGCCTGCTCTTCCAGGTGTACGCGCCGGTCGACCGTACGGGCAGTGTGCGGTTCTCGCGGGGCTTGGGGAACCTGCGGCAGATCTCCTACCAGGACCAGGCGCCCACGGCCACTGTGGCAATCGTTGGCGGGAACGGTACCGGCGCCACCCGGACCATCGTGGAGCGGCCCAGCGTCGGCGCCACACCCACCCCGTGGGGGCGCATGGAGACGTTCGTCAACGACTCCAGCAGCACCACCGCCGACCTCAACCAGTCCGGTGACGACCAGCTGGCCCAGTCCGCTGAGCAGGCGCAACTGCTGGTGACAGCGATCGACACCGCCACGCAGCGGTACGGCGTCCACTACGGCCTTGGCGACAAGGTGACCGTCGAAATCTTCCCCGGCGTGGAGCTTGCCGACGTGGTGCGCGCGGTGCACCTGAGCGCCAGCCCCGACGACGGAGAGGTCGTCTCCCCGCAGATCGGCGCCGACTCCACCTCCACCGACCAGCTCTATGTGCGGCAGCTCCGCGCCCTTGACCGGCGCCTCGGACAACTGGAAAGGACGTAGCCGTGGCTGATGACTCCTGGCAGTCGCCAACGCACAGCTCCGGCGCGGTGTCGGACATCGAGCTTGAGCAGTTGTACATGCCGTTCACGGCCAACGCGGTCGTCGGCTCGCCAGCGGACACGTCGGTGGCCTACGGCGACTCGTCCGGCATGCAGGTCAAGATCCGGCTGGGGAAACACGCCTCCGTGCGGGGCTTCCACTGGTACTCAGGGGCCAGCGACTTCACTCTGGCGATCGGCGCCAACAGCTCCGGGTCGACCCGTATTGACCTGGTGGTACTGCGGCTGGACCGCTCCACCTGGAACGTCCGGGCCGCGGTGGTCGCCGGCACGCCAGGTTCCGGCGCCCCGGCCGCCACCCAGAACACCGGCACCACGGGCGTGTGGGAGTTGCCGATCGCTCAGGTCACCGTCGTCAACGGCGCAGCAACGATCACCGCTGGGAACGTCAAGGCTGTCAACTGGTACTGCGGGCCGCAGTCGGTGGTGTGCACGTCGACGTCGCGGCCACCCGCCACGGCTGGTCTGGCCATCTACGAGACGGACACCGGCCGGCAGTACATCGGCAACGGGTCCACGTTCGTGAACTCGATCACCGATTCGGGTTGGGTGAACGTCCCGGCGGTCTCCACCTGGTCATCGTCGTGCGTCGTGCGCAACTACAACGGGGTCGCGTACGTGGCCGGCTACTTCACCCGGACCGGCGGCTCGATCGGCCCCAACGCCAACTACCAGGTCGGGACCGTGCCTGCCGGCTACCGGCCTGACCGGCTGGTCCGGGTGGCGATGGGACGGTCGGGCGGCGGCAACGCGGCTGGCTGGGTCGACACGGCCGGGGCTGTGGTCCTCTCCGAGTACAGCTTCACGATCGCCTCGCCGCAGAACCTGATCCTCGCCACCCTCTCCTACCCGATCGGAGGCTGACGTGGCACGGCATCCGTTCGGCGGCACGATCGCCGACTACGCGGTCACCGACGGCGGCGGCGGCGCCGTCAACTTCGCGGCCGGCGTCACCGTGCTGTTCTACACGGCGGTCACGGCCGGGACACAGATCACCGACCTTGCCACCGATGCGACCGGGGCGACCCCGGTCACCGGCACCACGACGGGTACCGGCTCGACAGCCGGTGAGGTCATCGAGGTGTGGGGCCCGGACGGCGTGCTGGGCATGTGGGCCTCCGCCAACGGTGGCCCGCGGGTGTTCATGCTGGCCCGCGACGCGGCCGATATGATCGCCGCGAACACGGCCGGCCTGGCAACCCTGTCCGGCACTGTGTCAGCGCACACGACCGCGGTCAACCCTCACGGCACCGCGTTCCCTGACCTAGTCGACACCGACGCGACCGCCCGCGCCAACGGGTACATCATCGTGTACGACTCGGCGACCGGGAAGAACAAGTACGTCGCCCCGTCGAGCGCGTCGGGTGCTGTGCTGCTCAACCCGCCGCTGGTGGGTGGTGTGTCGGTCGCGCAGCAGGTTACCCCGCCGACCGGCACCGGCTCCGGTGATCCGTGGCTGGACACCCGCCTGCCCTACTCGGCATCGGACAACAACCCGGACTTTCTGCAAATCCACGCCTACTGGTCGGATCTGGTCACCCGGATCAAGACGTACTGGAACAACGGCAACGGCGAGGTGCGCGGCGCGCCGTCAACGCCGGGCCGTATCGGCGCCAGGTTCTTCGAGTCATACGAGTCGATTGGCCTGAGCACGGGCCGGTTTTTCGAGCTCAGCACGAACCCCACGAACACCGCCAACCGCGAGCCGCTGCTGGGCGCGTACGGGTCGGCGAGCTCCACCAAGCCGGGCTGGATCGAGGCGACCCGCATCCTCAGCGCCTTGCAGGGCGTCGCGGTGGGCGGGAACTACAACTCGCTGACGCAGTTCATCTTCCGCGGTAAGCAAGCCACCACCGGCGCCCCGACGTCGGGGACGTGGCTGGCTGGCGACGTGGTCATGGACTCCGTCGGGGTGCTGTACCTGTGCACCGTCGGCGGCACCTCCGGCACGTGGGTCGGTGGTGGTAACTACACCACCCTGACGGACGTCGCGTCACTGGGTACCAACGTCTCCCACGGCACGCCACACTTCCAGTCCCGCACCGAGCCGGGCGGTATCACCCGCCTGCAAGGGCAACTGTCCTTCACCGGCTCCATCACCGGCAGCAGCACGCCCGGCTCTGGCGCGACGCTGGCGACCCTGCCAGCAGGGCAACGCCCAGCGGGGTTCGTGACGTTCACCGAGCGGTTCCTCGGCACCGGCGCCGCCGCGGCCGTGTTCTTCATCGACACGTCAGGCAACCTGTCCTGCTCGGCAAACCTGGTGTCCGGCAACACGGTCAACCTCGACGGCGTCACCTTCATCCACGCGTAAGGGAGGTAAGGACCATGGCTCAGAGCCTTTTCGGCAACACATGTGGCAACTACGGCGGGGAGCAGTCCTACGTGGTCAAGGGGTGCCGTCGCCGTCACCGCGCAGGCCACAACCAACGGTGCGCTCGCCACGTCATGGTCTGACCTCATGGTGGCAGGCGACTATGTGGAGGTTCGGGTCTTCCAGAGTTCGGGTGGCGCGTTGAACCTCAACGTCAACGACTTCGACTCGGGTACGGCTTCCGCTCAAGCGTTCTGGCTGGCTAACGCATAGGACGGAGCGACATGCCTGTACGACCTATGTTGATGGTCACGGTGGGTGGCGGTCATACTGGCCGGCATGTCACTAGCCTCCATCATCTGCGGCGAGGAGGCCCGGCCGCCGGACGGTCACCGGACCGGCCCGTGTCACCTACTCGATGGACACGAGGCCGAACAGCATCAATCGGAGCGGTGCTCCTGGTCGGACGCCGAAGCGGAGGAGTGGACCCGGCAACGGCGGGCAGCGCGGGCCGGACTGCCCTGGTGGAGGCGTCTGATCGGCCGCTGACCGTGGG